ACAATCTTTGCTTTAATACCACTGTCCTTGAACAGGAATACCAGTTTATCATAAGAACGAAGTGTGTCAAGAGCTTTTTGTTTCTTTTCCAAAAGTTTTCCTTGTTTGGATATCAGATCGGAAAGGCGATCCTGTGCTTCTTGAATCTTGGCTTGTGTGTCTGCTGTTTCTACAACAGCCATCATCTCCTGGTCTAACTTTTGGTTTAGTTTAACCAGAGACTCTACTGTTTGTTCTTTGGCAGAAGTTTTGATAATTATATCATTAAGTTTATTTTGAACACTTATAATTTTGTTCAAATTATTCTTAGACATACCAATTGCTTCTTTTATACGTTCCAATGAACGATTATGTTCTTGTGCCTTTTCTGTCTTTTCAAAAATTACCGTTTCTTTGTGTTCTTTGCTAATGGTTTGTTTGCAGGTTGGACAGCTTTGATTTTTTTCAAAAAATTTGATCTCTTCTTGCACTCCATCAATAGTATTTTCTAGTTTAAAAAGTACAATTTGTTGCTTTTTGAGTTCGGCACTGATCTGATCTCCCGGTTCTGTTTCAACTTCTAGTTCCTTCATAGTCTTTTCAAAAGCTTTAATTTCCTTGGAAAGGGCCTTGATGGTTTCGGTATTTTCTTCCAGAGTCTTTTTACGGTCTGCTACACGGTCTGACGTATTGCGTAGGTACGACTCCAACACCTCTTTGGTTGCAGATACTTTCTCATTTACTAATAATAGTTCAGACTCTACTGCTTGTAGGTTGCCTTTAGCGGTACCGATTTTAGTTTTTAATACTCCATTCATTTCTGAGAAGATACCAATATCTAAAATATTTTCAATAACCGAACGACGATCTGCAGGTGTTAACTGCATGAACGGAATAAATGAAGACGATCCAAGCACTACTACCTGAGAGAATGTTTTATGATTCATTCCCACAATCTGTTCTTCTAAAATATTTTGGTAGTCTTTACTCTTAGCGTCTTCGTTTAGTAGTTCATCGTCTTTATAAATTTTAAATGTTTTTGGAGCTAAACCACGTACAATTTTATATTCAGTTTTACCAATACTGAACTCCAATTCTACCACACAGTTTTTCTTGTTAATACTGTTTACAAGTTGAGGTATGTTCATATTGCGAAACGGCTTACCAAAAAGGGCAAACGAAATAGAATCCAAAAACGCAAACGATTTGCCATTACCGTTAGAACCGCATACCAGAGTTGTGTTATTTTTGTTTAAGCTAATTTCAGTAAATGTATTACCAAACGAACCAAAATTCTTAAAACGAACAGTTTTGAATGTGATCAATCTAAACTCTCCATATAAATTTCACGAACAATGTTTTTTAACTCTTCTTTGTTATCTGCTTCCATGCCGTCAATTTCTTTATTGATAAGACTTAATGTGTCTTCAGAAATGTCCAGTTCGCCTTCTTCCTTGGTTCGATCAGACAGATCTTCAATAATACTCACGCTGGCAGGTTCTGCTGCATACAGATTATCAATAAACTGATCAAACTTGGTCTCACTTTTCTTTTCGTACACCAGTACCTTTACATATGTTCCCTTGTAACGGGATGGATCAAAGTCCTGGATTAGAGTTTCGTTTCGCCATTCTACGTTATGAAACATCTTCATGGGATTGGGAATAAATTGAAGATTACGAGTCTCTGTGTCTAGCACATGGAATCCTTTAATTTCATTGGTATCAATACTAGTCATCTGGTATTGTGTTCCCAGATAGTGTACATTGCCTTTGGAACTCTTCTTGTGAAAGTGACCAGACACTACCAGATCAAACTTTTCTAAAAATTTGTCATCCATGCCCTCGCCAAATTTTACACCGGGCATGACTTCATAACCACTTAATTCCAAATGGCCTGCTAGTATGGTTGCTTTGGTGTCCTTGATTTTTTGCATGAACCGATCTTTATTTTCTTCGTTAATCCACGGAACCATAAGAACGGTAGCACCATTAAAGCACACTTCTTGGGCGTCTTCATAGAGATGAAACGAAGGATGACACTCTGCCAGCACTTCTTTAGGCGAGTTTAACCGGTTTGTGTTCTTGTAAAACACATCATGATTACCTAGAATGCAGTGAAGTTCTACTCCGTTTTGATCAAACCAATCAATAAATCGTTTCTTGGTGTGATGAAGAGTATTAAAATTAACAAACTTACGACGGTCAAATAGATCGCCTAAGTGAAGGACTTTAGTAATACCGTTTTCCTTGATGTACGGAAAAAACTGTTCTTCAAAAAACTTAAGAAAATGATTTAAAAATAGTGGAGAGTCGCCTCGTGCCCCAAAATGTGTATCACCAATAATTGCAATTTTCATGATTTCTTTTTACTACGCTTCTTGCGCTTCTTTGGTTCGTATTTTTCTATGTCTCTTTCCGATATTTGAAACAGTTCGCTTAAAGCTTCTCTAGGAGAATTCTTTTCAAAATAATTTTCTCTAAACCATTTGTGTACTGTTCCGTCGTCCATTTCTTCTGTCATTTTTAATTTAACGTATGCTTGTTTTTTTTCTTTTTCTATTCTGCGTAAGAACGCATAATATATTATCTGGGTAAAATAAGAAAAAGGATTTTTAGATTTTCTTGGATTAAAATTGTGAGCATACATTAAACAGTTTTCTATTCCATCACCAATCATCTCTTCTTTGTACGGATAATTGGCAAAATTAGATTTAGAACATAATCGTTCTGCTATTTTTAAAAAACATGTTCCTATGTAATCTGAAACTGGAGGAGTGTCGTCTCCGCTATCTTCGGCTTCACGTATTGCTTTTTTCCACTTAACCATTTCGGCTAAGAATTGTTTATTGTCTATATAATGTTCTTCTTTTGATTTTGCCGGTTTTACTACTTTTAATGATTCTTTATTTTTTTTAGATTTTCCACTTGACATACTATAAAATTCCTGTTATACTATATTGTCTGAGTAAAAAGAAGAATAGGTTATTTGTAATCTTCTGAGTTAGGGTCGGCATTCCAATCTGACCACTTATTCCCCAGATCTTTTGAATCCTTCTTATCACCAGTAAACTTGTCGGGATTCATGCCCTCGCCATTTTCATTGGTAATTTCATTGATCATAGCACCTAATTCTTTTCGGTCTAGCAATCCAGACTTTAGAAGTTCAACAATAACTTCGGGTGAGAAGATCAAGTTCATGAATACCATTTTATCACCTTTTTGAGGTTTTGCAAGATCTTTTAAGTTGGATTCTTCTTCGTCCATCTTCTCTGATTTTGCTATCATATCTTCTACATGTTTCTTAAAATCGTTAACTAAATCGTCCTCAAATTCAGGCATTGGAAACGGTGAAATAGACGGATTTATAGCTTTAGGTTTCATTGGCCTTAAATCGTCTTTTGTTTTTTCTGATTCGTATAGTTTGCTGGCTTCTTTAGAAGCAGTAATAATAGTGTTAATAGATTCTTTAGAAATAGAAGCAACCTTTTCTTCAGATAACATTAACCAATCCTTTAACATAAAAACTTCACGAACACCACCAAACAAGTCTTGTGTAACCATAGATTTAAAAACCATCGGACGATGAATTTTAATAAATCCATCTTTAGTTAATCTAACAGTTCCTATTAAATCTTCACCCGATTTGAGTTTCAGAATTTTGTAATTTTTCATGTGATTCCTTTGGTAATTGTACTGAAATTAATTTGTAAGGAAAACCTTCATTAGCGTATATTTTTAAACGTTCATACAAATGATTCATGCCGTGATTGATTTGTTTTTTATAACGTAGATCGTCTGCAATATCAACTAGTTTCATTTGTAGTTTAGTGTCACTTTTTCGTAATCCTCTTCCAATAGATTGTAATACTCGAATAACTGATTTAGATGGAGAGGCAAAGACAATATTATGAATGTTTCTTATATTTATACCTGTGGAACATGTGCCATACGATGCAATCAAAGTTGAATCAGTCCCTTTATCCATAACTTTACGGATTTGTTCTCGTTCGTCTACTTCTGTTGCACCGTGAATAAAATAAACTGGTTTTTTAGAAGACGATTTAATTAATTCGTACAGAGGCTTTCCTTGTAGTTCCACAAAATTAAAAAGAACTAGAGTATTTCCTGTCAGCTTGTTGCATAGATTTTTTATAAATTCATTTCTGCGTTTATTACTAACAACCCAACGAATCTCATCCACATACTGCATTTTTTTAGTTGCCTGAATATCTTCCGGTGAATACTGTAATTGTAAACAATCAATATTAATACTGGTTAATAATTCTTGATCTATTAATTTTTTTGTTGTTGTTGTATGATACGTAGGACCAAACAATCCTTCAATAACCAATTTATGGGTTTGTGTTCCGTCTAAAGTTCCTGTAGTTCCAATTCTGTAAGTTGTATTTTTTGCTTTAGACATAATGCTTGATAAAGATTTAGCTTTAAACAAATGACATTCATCTCCAAACACACCAATAAAATCATGAAAATATTCGACAGGTTGGTTGTAAATACTCTGCCACGTGGAAATAATTATTCGTTTAGTAGAATTTTTATCTTTTCCAGCCATTACAGTATGGATGTTTCTGTCTGCTTTCCAGGAGTCTTGTTTGGAGTAGTCTCGAAAGTCTGCCAACATTTGGGCAACTAGACTTGTTGTTGGTACAATTATTAATAATTTTCCGGTTGGGTTTTTATCTAGCATCCAACGACATAGTAGGTAGATCATTAGCGACTTGCCAGAGCCTGTAGGAGACACCAGGAGGCTTCTAGAACGGGCTAGGGCGTGTTGTACGGCTTCTACCTGGTATTCGTATGGGCTGACCTGTTTGCCCCCTACAGATACAGGTAAAGTGTCTATAAAACTCTTGACATCTTCTGGTTTAGGAGTATCGTATGTCTTTAACGATAAGTCCCAAGTGTAACCACGATCTTTTGCAAATTTTACCACATGATCAGCCAAGCCAGCAAATATAGTCTGTGTGTACAGATTAAACAAACGAATTTTTCCGTCCCAGAGTTTTTTCTTAAAAGCCGGAGTGTATTGAAAATTAGGTACACTAAACGTAAAGTAGCTGTTTAGCTCCTTGGCTAAAGAGCGATCACAATCAATTTTTAGCATTACTGCATCAGGTTGTGTGATCCGAATATCTACCAATTACGCTCCTTGAGTAAATTTAATCCAATCAATCAT